AAAACACTGGTTTTAACTATATTTTTACTTCTTTATTATTTTTTATATTTAGTTTTGGTAAGTGAATATAGGAGAAAACTCCCTACCTGCCAACAAAAAAAGGCTTGATACTAATTGTATCAAACCCTATTTATCTAACTTGTGTCATAGGGCCGAATGTGATGCAATTGCGCACCCCTACCAAATTTTACGCACCCCTAAATTTTATCTTTGTTAAGCCATCTTAAAAAATATACGTCTCAAAATCGCTAATAAATGTTTTTTATTTTTTTGGAAACCTATCATATTTTTTAGGATCATTTTCCCATCTGTAATTAGGATTCTCTTTTCGTTTTTGTTTAAAATATTTTCTATATTCATTAGTTGTTAAAGGATTAGCGCCTCCTAAAAAATCCTCATCGATAAATGCTATTGGAGTGTGTTCCCATCCGCATACCGGACACACATTTCCAAAGTGTGTCATTTGATATTCTCCGCAGATTGGGCATAATGCCTCATCCATATTTATTGCGTTATAATTTTCTTCTTTTTTCATGATTATTATTTGCCTCTTATTCTATTGTTCCTAATAAATCAGTTTTTATAACGTTTGTTAACAGTGGGACTGAACTAAAAGATTGAGAATATCCTCTATTGCTTTTGTCTTTTTTATTATAATCTTCATTATATTTTTGTATAACGGCTTTTAATTCCTCTTTATCTTTAAGACCGGTCTCTAACAAGAAATCATTAAGATATCTTTTTGATACTAGTCTCTCAAACAAATCTTCATATCTAAATGTTGATTCATAAATATATAATCTTGGAAACCAAAAATTATACATGTCATATGAGTTTTTAATTTCAGAGTAGTATGCTAAATACAAATCTGTTTTAACAATTATCGAGCTCTTGAACTTCGTTTTCTCTGCTCTTTCAACAATTAAATCTGCGTGAAGAGAAATTCTATTAAGTTGAAGCGCATTTTTTCTTATCTCAAGAGAAGGTAAATGTTTGTTAAACCCTACAAAATCACTGTATTTTTTATCATGATACCTACTTAATCCGAAAAAATTAGCATGTAATAAGTCACGCAATAACAAACTTTTTTTATAGTGTTTTAAAACCGCTACCGTGTATAAAAATAACTCATATATTGAAAAATTTATATGGTCCCACATCCCTTTTGATGACGTATTTTCATTTGGTTTTAAAAAATTATCATATTTAACAACTTCTTCAAACATAGATATCAAATCATTTACATCTAGGCTGTCATTTATTACTTCTGACTCAAGTATCGTTACATAGGGATCAATCAAAGATTCAAACATTTCGATTTTTTTATAAATAATATTTACTTGATCATCCTTATATTCACTATAGCTAATCAAGTTGTCAAAATATATCTTAGAAAGCTCTATGGTAAACTTTTCAATCATATTATTGAATTTAATTTTGTTTATTTTATCACTAGAAATCCTAGCTAATGAGTAGACTCCGTTCATGTATGATTTAGGATCGGCTTCATCATATTCTTCTATGTACAGCGGAACTTCGCCAATTGGAGGTTTCGTATATTTAGGCTTGTTAAAAATGTCTCTAATAAGTTTTTCTTCTGAAAACATTGAGTTCTCATCGGTGAAATCATAATAGAATCTGGTTTTTAGATAATCAGGTATATACGCATTTCCATCTATGTCTTTTTCAAATATTACTGGGATATATTTTGTCTGGTCATGTTTTTTATAGACTTCTGGAGAAATAATATACGTTTCTATTCCTGCTCCACCTTGTCTATTATTTGCTTTTTCTGAATAAACTTTATCGCAAGCAATTATAACTTTGTCTGCTTCTTTAATCTGTTTCTCCATAAAAGCATTAAGATCATTACCTCCCACCAATTCCCATTCATCTATTGTTGCATCCACTCCATGACTTCGTAACATAGTTGCAAACTCTCTAATCTTGTTTTTATGATCGTCAGTTGAATGACTATATGAAATAAAAACTATCGGCTTTTCCATATCTATCTCCTTTATTTTATATAAAACATTTTAAATTTTATGCTTTTCAAAATGCTTGATTTACTATCTTTTAAAAATTTAAAATCATTATGTATTATAATAGAAAAATTATATTCTACCTCTCGCATGAAGATATGAATACATGTATGCCTCATCATCAAACGGTTTAATAAGGGTATACGCATCCTTGAATAAAGTGTCCAATATTTTATCTTTAATGTTCATTGATTTGATTATACAACCCAAGTTATCCCATCTTATTAAATTATTAATATATTCATCCTTCGATTTATAGTGTTTATAAAATGTACTTAAACTTGATTTTTCAGCTCCTAATTCATGAGCTATTTTCCATATATCTTTTTTGTTTTTAGCATGTGAAAAATTATCTTTAAACTTTTCGAAATACCCCTCTTTAAAATACAATACTGCTTCTTCCGTTTTCCTTTTTGCAATATCATATTTTTCTTTTTTAAGCGCAGCTTCTTTATCTGCTTTTTCCTTACATTCAAAGCAAAGTACTTCTACATGATGTGATGTTTGATTCCAATCATTTGATCCGAATGTTTCTTTTATTAAACCTTTACCGCAAGGACACGGTTTTGTTGATACAGTGTAATCCCAACCCATAATTAGGCCTCCAATTATAGTTCTTTCCTAGTATATTTACATTCCGGATAATTATTACATCCGATGAACTTGCCATATGGCCCTTTTCTTTCTACAAGTAACGCGCCACAATAAGGACACTTATATTCATTATTTTCATTTGATTCTTTAATAGTATTTTCTGCAAAAGTTGGCTCTTCATTTTCTATAACTCTTATTTCTTCTTCCACTTTTACTTCATTTGGCTTTTTGAAAATTAATATAAAAACAATTATTATAACAACAACTACAGCAAAACCTATAAGGTAATATAATGCTGGCGGTGCAAATAACCATCTAACGAACTGTGCTATCTTAACAAAAACATAAGTAAGAAAGACAAAAATAATAAATCTCAAAACCCAATGTGTTTCACTCATTGTTTTCGAATCCCTACTTCTCGAAAAATCAAACATTATTCCAACTAAACCAAAAGCAATAGAGCAACTTACAAATCCAATTAAAGCGAATATTATAGTGTCTTCTACTGGATTGCCAGTTATGTCTACAATATTGGATATTAATTCTATTAGCCATGACCACATAGCAAACACTCCTATCTATCTTTACATCTATTCATTATATACCATAGACAGTACTATTTTTAAAAGCATCTATATATTACAGTTTTTAATTTATCGAAAATAGTAATCAATATAAAAATATTTAATCTATGTTTGATGGCTTTGGCAATAAAATTATATCAGAACCTTTTTTATGTTTACTGCTTCCAACATAAAAATCAACCTCAAGAACCATTAATTCATTCTCAACACTTATTCCTTTATCCATTTTGAATATAACATCAAACGTCTTCTCGTCATGTAAAATTGGTTGATTGTAGTAATGGTAATCTTTTAAAGAGTTTTTGGTCGAAAATTTCGTTGAACTCATAATGTGACCACCTTTTTTGTCATCGATATGGACATTAATAGCGTCCCATCCCATAGCGCCCATTATACTATTTAAAGGAACATATATTCCCGTATGATCTTTAAGTTTAAAATCATTTGTTGCTATTTTATATATGTTTAACTCGCTTAACTCATCTTTTGAAATAGTTATATTAACAACAATAAAGTTACCTAAAATTGTTTTTTCATCGCCTTTTTTATTTAAAATAGTCACTTCGTTTGTTGTCTTCGCATAATTTACCGTTAAATTATAATTCCCATCATGCAAGGGTATAGAATCACCAATGAAATAATTTTCACTTACAACTTCTTCAACTGGGAATATTTTTCCTTTTAAAAGCCCTATTACTCCAGCAAAAACAAGAATTATACAAATTGATGTCATAATTTTTCCTATTGCAGTATGAATATCAAATAATTTACGGAATATTGAGCTCATTTTGCCTCCCACTTTTATACTTATAACTTTTAACTAGTTTAAATATCTATACTTAAATTATAACATAATTTATATGCTTAAACTAAGGTTATTTCTAAACTTTAATAAATAAAAAAACTCCACATATCAATCTACATGGAGTTCCTTACTTGTTTACTATTCCGTCATAAAACTTAAACTTAATTCTTTTATCTCTATAAACAGTTGCACTTTCAACTGTTAACATCCAAAGTTCACTATTCCAATCTTTTAGTTTGTCAGTTGATTTTTCTAAATTAGCAATAAACTTTTTTATTCGATAAGACTTAGCTGAGTTTTCTCTTTTAAGGTTTGCTAGTTCTTCTTTTTTTGTTCTTAGATCATCATATCTAACTCTTAGTTCTTTAAGTCTTTTATCAAACTCATCAATACCACTTTTAGTTTTTGAATTAGCTTGAATGAGTTTATTAATTGATTCTGTTAATGTTATTAGTTCTGCATCAATTTCTTTAATCTTTTTATCAATACCTTTAGTGCTTGTTATTAGTTTTAGAACTTCCTTTAAATCATTTTTAACTCGCTCCCTATCTTTAATCGTTATATTGTAAGCATTTATAAACTTTTCTTTTATTTCTTCTTCTCTTAGATGTGGTGTTTTACATTTGTCTTTACCTTCTTCATATTTCTTATTACATCTATAAATTGATCTTCGGTACTTAGAATTTGAATGCCATGTCTTTCTACCGTAATAACCACCGCAGTCTGCACATTTAATTTTACCTGCAAATATATTAGCTGATGAAAAACCACCAACCATTTCTCTTCTTCTTTTAATTTCTATTTGGACCATTTCCCACATATCTTTATCGATAATAGCTGGATGGCTATTTTCTACATAGTATTGTGGAACTTGACCGGTATTTTTAACCATTTTTTGTTCTAAGAAGTTTTCAGTATATTTCTTTTGAAGTAATGCGTCACCCTTATATTTTTCATTAGTTAATATTGATAAAACAACATGGGCTCTCCAAGTAGCATTAGCTGCACTTTTAATTCCTTGTTCTGTTAAATAATTTCTAATTGCTATCGGTGTTTGACCCTCAACTAAAAACATCCGATAAATTAACCTTACAACTTTCGCTTCTTCTTCAACGATTACTATTTTACCGTCTTTCTTTTCATAACCTAGAAATCTACTATAGGCAAATGATACTTTACCATTTTGAAATGATACCCTTTTGCCCCATGTAACATTTTGACTAATGGATCTTGATTCTTCTTGTGCAATAGAAGCCATAATCGTTAAGATTAATTCACTCTTAGAATCAAGTGTCCATAAGTTCTCTTTTTCAAAGAATACTTCAACACCTTTATCTTTTAGTTTTCTTACAAACTTAATCGTATCAAGTGTGTTTCTCGCAAATCTAGAAATTGATTTAGTAATGATTAGATTAATTTTACCGTCTAAGGCATCTTCAATCATTCTATTGAAGCTCGCTCTTCTTTTGGTATTTGTTCCACTAATACCTTCATCAGCATAAACTCCAACAAAGGCCCATTCATATTTATTTTCAATGTAGTTTTGATAGTAGTTTACTTGTGCTTCATAACTTGTGTTTTGTTCTTCTGAGTTAGTTGATACTCTAGCGTAAGCTGCAACTTTAATTTTCTCTTTACTATTACGAGGTAACTGCGTTAATGGATCAATCGTTGATGGTATTACTGTTACTTTAGTTGTCATTTACCGTTCCCTCCTTTGCCTCTTTTTAAATAGTGGACTCTTGCTTCATCTTTCATTTTTTCTGTCCAACTATTACTTCTTGGTTCATATTCCCACTCTAATATTTGTTCCTTACCGCCAACGATTTGAAACAAGAGCTTATTATTAGGTAGGACAACTATTTGTTTAACTTCTTCTTCAAAGCGTTTTAAATCGAAGGTTTCTAAATTTAATAATTTGTTAGCTGCTTCAATTATTTTAGCTTCTGGCACTTGTTTAGCATCGCATGCACACTTACCCTTAGTTCTTAAAGTAGAACACATCCAAACAACATTATATGGTGTTTTTTTGTAGGTGTATGCCCTGCCACATTTACCGCATTTGATATAACCTTTAAATAATGTCTTTTTCGTTTTATCTAAGTTAATATCTTTAGTCTTTAACCTTCTCATCTTTTGGGCATCATCAAATATTTCTTTACTGATAATCGCTTCATGAGCATTTAAAACAAGATATTTATTATACTCACCATTATTAATACACATAGTTTTGGTTAAGTGATTATCTCTATATGTTTTTTGTAATATAAGGTCACCTGTATAGTTATAATTAGTAAGAATTTTAATGACCGATGAACGATTCCATTTCTTTGTCTTATATGGTTTAATTCCTTGAAAGTTTAAGATGTCACATATATGTTCATCGGCATTTCCTTCTAAGTATAGCTTGTAAATTAGTCTTACAGTTTCTGCTTCATCTTCTACTACATAAAGCTTCTTATCTTTAAGAGTGTAACCAAGTGATGAATTACCTCCCCATATTAAACCAGCTTTAAAATCTTTACTTATTCGCCATTTCATATTTTCTGATACACTTCTTGATTCTTCTTGTGCGAAGGTTGCTAGAAATGTTAGGATCATCTCACCCTCGCCACTGTTGGTATGGATGTTTTGTTCCTCAAAGTAGACATCAACATTTAAGTCTTTTAATTCTCTTACTTCTTCAAGTAGCGTTACTGTATTTCTAGCAAACCTAGATATCGATTTTGTAATAATCATATCGATCTTGCCAGCCCTTGCATCTTTAAGCAGAGCTTGGAATTCATCTCTTGAATCTTTAGTTCCTGTTATTGCTTTATCTGCATAAACACCAACGAACTCCCAATCATGTTTATTTTGGATAAGTCTCTTGTAATATGAAACTTGAGTAGCTAAAGAATTAAGCATCGCTTCTTTTCCAGAGGATACTCTAGCATATGCAGCCACTCTTATTCTTTTAGGTATTATTGGTATTGCTTCAATTTTGGTAATTACCATATTCATAAAGTTTCCTCCTTCCTTTTTTGCGGTACTATATACATCACTTAT